CGTCGATTTGACGCTTGGCACCAGCCTGAATGTCGGCAACGTCTTCCGGGCTTTCCCGTCCACCTACAGCGGCACCACCTACGACGGTGGTGGCACCATCAACAACTATCTGTCACGCGGGATCGTTGTTTACTGCAACAACATTCTTCCGACCACCGCTGTCGCATCGGTCAGCGTTCAGATTTCGCCGCAGTCAACCCTTCCCCCGGCTTCCGGAGTGCAGACAGCAACCTACGGTGAACTGTGGGGCTTCTGGGTGAGTGATATCTGATGAAGAAGACCATTCCTGATGGAATCTGGTATGCCACGGACCCGGACCCTCGCGCTTATGCCGAGCAAATGGGCGCGCAGGCAATTTCTGCCGAGAATGCTTTTGCGGTAATTGACGGAGAATCCCAGGACTTCACCAACTTCGGCACTGCAACGATCATTCCGCCGAACCTGAATGTCCCAAACACCACCGCCGTCAGTTTCGGATTCACCATGTCCGGTGCAACCGTCACCCAGTACGGCGACATCTTTTTCAATACCAGCTACTTCGGCAACTCGACTTTGCAGTTCACCGTGGACGGCTGGGTGTACGTCAGCATGGGCGCGATCTTCACCGAATCAGTAGCTCCCGGCGTCAATCAGCAACGCGCCGCCTCGATCCAACTCACCAAAACGGCCTCCTTCCCCACCACCACTATCGCCACCACGAACCGGACCTACACCTCGAACCTGAACCCGCAAATCCTTGACGGAGTACAAACCGCTGGCTTCTTCCCCTGCCACGCCGGAGACATCATGAACTTCCGGGTATCGGCCAGCTTCTCGTCCGGCACCGTCTCCTGCGCGGGCCGTTTCTCGCTGAGCTACATCGGACCTCTGGTGCTGACGCCATGACAACTTTGGTCACGCCGATCTACGGATGGCACTACCCGGACTCGGCCGAAAACATAAACCAGTCTCAGATGCAGACCTTGGCCACCGACATGGACACGTCGTTTGCCGCCTATGATGCCCGTAATGTTGCTGGAACGACGCTAAAGGGCACTTCCGTCTTCACGAACAGCCAGGTGCTGCCGTTGAACACGGACACCACGATCAGTTTCACCGGCGAGGACTGGGACGAGTTGAATGCCTGGGTGATCGGTTCGCCCACCATCCTGTCGTTGACGCCTGGCGTGTATTGGGCGTTCGCCACGATGCCTAGTTCCGGCACCGCTGGTGGCTTGGGCCTGCGGCTGAAGTTGAACGGCACCACCCTCTACGATGGCATCAACTCTTCCGGTTTGGCCGCTAACGCCACTGACGTGCAGATTTTCGGCGACATCTATGTGACCGCAAACTCAACTTTGACGTTGAGCGGTCGCTGGTTCGGCTCGGGCACGGGTGGTGCTTGCGGTTACACCAACCTGGTTGTGAACAAGATCAGGTCCATCCTGCCGTAGCAGCCCAATTCGGGCTTTTCGGTTAAGCTTCGCATTATGACCGCAGGTTGGGTTCCCTACTGGGATGACTCCTTTGACCAGGTGACCGACCTGGCCGGGGCATACAAGGCTGGCTACCGGGTACTGGCTGGCTATGTCGCAGGTGGATCATCGTCGAAATGGTCGTCGGCTGCCCGTATCCAGGCGTGGTTTGCCCAGGGCCCCGATACTGGCTTCTTTCCACTGTTCGAAGGCGTTGGGGACGAACCTGTCAACAACCCCAGCTCTGGTGGTGCTCACGCTAAGCAGGCTCGGTCAGGCGCTCGCGCAAGGGGCATCCCTGACAGTGTGTCGATCTCTCCGGCCGTGGATACCAACGTCAACCAGGCCCAATGGACCCATCAAATAGCCCAATACTTCTCATTGTGGAAGGGCGCCGATACGGTGCCACCCACCCCGTACGTTGAGGCTGACGCTGGCGCCTACCTGTACGGGCAGAAGATCACTGTGGGCACGTTCACCCCGGCCGCGTACGCCTGGAACAACCCGCCTGTTCTCTACACGCCTAGCAACGCCCCAGCGCATGTGGTGTGCACCCAGGAACACAACGGTAAGAAGATGTTCGGCGGCACCGCCGATATTGGCAACATTCGCCTCACCGCGCCGTGCGTGTGGTGGAACCCGGAAGGACAAGACATGGCTCTCACCGATGACGACATCAAGCGGATCTGGGACAACGCCAACATCACCAACCCGCCGAACTACAGCAAGCCGGGTACTGAGATCAGCCCTGCCGCGTCACTGTCGTCGATCATGAACTACAACTACGAGGACACCCTCAACGGTCGCGCCACTCAGAAGGATCTGGATGCCCTCGCTGTCCAGGTCACTGCGCAGGGTGCGAAGATCGACCAGATCCTGGCGCTGCTTCAGGCTGGTGGCAGTGGTACCACGACCGGTCATTTCAATGTGACCGGCACGCTGGACGTTACAGAAGCCCCGACCCCCTAACCGCCTGATCGGGTAACTATCCACTCGCATAGAGGGGCTGGAGTACGTGCGTGAAGAAGGTGCTGGCTTGGTTCCAGGCATGGTTCCCCGTGCTCCGGGATATAACGCTGTTGGGGATTGGGTCATTCGGGATTCTGCACCAGGAATGGACTGGTCGCGTCAACGTGGCGTTACTGGGGGTCTATACGGCCATTCTCGGGGTCCCCGGCGCAGCCGCGATCCTAGGAATGTTTCGAAGTTCAACGACAACCACAACTACCGTCGAGCAGTTGCCATCATCTCTGGAGCCGCCGCCGCAGCCGGAGCAGTTGTCACACTGATTGAGGCGATTCGGCATGGCATCGGGTGAGAAGACCACTCGCACTTTGAGGATGAGGACCCACCCGGGGCCGCCGTTCATCTACTGGATCATCGCCTGCTTCGTGTCATGCCTGGCGGTAACGCTGGCCAGTGTCGTCTTCGCCGTCCGGGCGTCTGACGCGTCGAAGCAGGCGATGTGCCCGATCCTGACCCTGCTGGATGGCGTCTATCAGAGCTCGCCACCAACCACGCCAGCCGGGAAGAAACTGCAACTGGCTGTCGAGGTCGCGATTAGAAGGTATGACTGCCCGGGTAAACAGTGAGTATGACTGGTGCTGTAGCACTCATCTGCTTTCTGGTGGCGTTCATCTTCTTTGTGATGGCTGCGTTTGGGGTCGGCTTGTCCCGGCTCAATTTGGTAGCAGCAGGACTGGCAGCGTTCAGCTTCCCATTCCTGTATGTTGCTTTTAATGCGCACTTCTGAGGAAATGATCGCAGCTTTGCCGCCGAACTATGATTCGGCTCGTAGGCTTGTCACGTGGACCTGGAAGCAGTGGCCAGTCGAGAAGACAATGGAAGTCGCCGCGATCATGGAGCGGTGGCAGAAGCTTTACCCGAACAATGTGCTCGACTGGAACCTGGATGGCTTCCTGCTCGGTTCAATGCAACTACGCGCGTGTGTTCAGTGGCGCGATTCGTGGAAAGTCAACGCACGCGTGCGGGGGATAACCGCCGTATTGATCCGTAAGATTGGTCCTACGGATTCGCTGGAAACCGAATACATCCGGCGCCAAGGCGGAAGTGGGAACAATGGCAACTCGGCTGAACATTCCGGTCGTGCAAATGAGCCGGACCACGCAGGTGGTCAAGGGCACCCCGGCGCCAACGGCTAGCGACACCACCAACGGGAACCAGGCCGCCAACGACGGCTACTCGTTCCTGGAGGTCACAAATGCCAACGGTGCGGCCACACGTACCTTCTCGGTTCAGCTACCGAACAACGTGGATGGCCAGACGATCACATCGAGGACGTACACGGTTCCGGTCTCCGCGACCTGCCCGATCTATGTGGGCCCGTTCCCGACCAACTTCTACGGTCCAATCCTGCTGATCGACTCAACCTCCACGGACCTATCGTTCAGGGCTATCTCACTTGCCTGAGCGCAGCTTCGAATAGGTACAGCACCCACGCAACAGCAAGGCCCGCCATTATGGCGGGCCAATGCTTGTCGAACCAGTTATTGAACCGGTGCACTTGGCAGCTTCGCATTGCGAACCGAATAGACACCGAGGGCCGTCAAAGCTCCAATGATGATGGTAGCCCACTTCTGGGCTTCGCCGCCGACACCTAGCTGGATGATCAGTTCGGCCAGGAATCCAACCGCCCCAATGACACCCTTGCGGTAGGGCGCTAGCTTTTTGATAGCGCCAATGAGCTTGTCAATCATGAACGTGTCCCTGTCGTTAGTTCTTGCCCAACAGCATCAAACGCAGCGGCAGTGTAGGCCCGGAACGGGGCACCGTCCAGGTTCACCACCACGGTAACCATCTGCTGGCCATACAACTGGCCCGAAAGACCAGACTCGTTGGCCAACTGCCGGGCCCGCTGCGGGTTGGTCAGCGGGATAACCACTTCCGGCCGGTTCTGTTCACCCATCAGAGCAATCGTCGGCTGCCTGATGATGTCACCCTCAGCCAGACCATGACCCAGAATCGGCGTGGGCGCCGGAGGCTGGGTGCCGGTCTGCGCACCCGGTGCAGGCTGGGTACCTGTCTGAGCGCCATGACCCCCGCCTCCGCCACCACCGATCTTCGGGATCTTCGGAATGTGCGGGATATGGGCGCCGATGTGGTCGAGCAGATCGATCAGGTGGTTGATGCCACCGATCAAGGTGTTGACCATGTCGATCAGCGAATCCAGCGCGGCGGTACCGAAAATCTTGATGCCGTTCCAGGCAGCCTTACCGACCACGCCGATGTCGTGGATGGCGGCGCTGATCGCGAACATCAGGATCAGGAACACTGTCGCCGTGGAGATCGCCAACTCCAGGCCGATGTAGAGGTCCCGCATAAACCGCTGGCCTTCCTTGCTGGCCAGGTATCCGGTGATCTCGTGGAGCAGGGTGGCGATGAACAGCAAGAACTCGTGCAGGTTCTTCATGTTCTCCGGTGACGCCAGCGTCAAGAACAGAAGCATGACCTGCTGGAGGATGGTGAACATGTCGCCCAGGATCATCAGGGCGTCATTCAGGAACTGGTCCAGGCTGCCGTCCGTGGAGACCCGGTTCAGCCAGCCAGCGAAGTCGATCAGGATGGTCGAGATCAGGTCAGCGAACCGCTGGATCGCCAGTTGCACGCCCGGGTCGTTGAACACGTTGGCGATGGCGCCGCCAAGGATCTCCACTACCTGCCGAATCGACAGGAACACCTGATGGACAGTGCCCATGAACGTCAGGAACGCCTTGCCCGCGTTCGGCGTCTCGAACATGTAGAGCAGGTCCGCGACCAGGCGACCAGCATCGTCGGCAAGCTGCGAGAACGCGGTCCGGAAAGCCTTCGACTGGAAGAACTTCGCCATCACCTGAAGCGGCGGGACGATCTCCTTAACGAAGTCGCCCAGCGGCAGGTTCTTGATCGCCAGGGCAATGGTGCGCAGCACTTCAGCCAGTGGCTTGAGGCTGTCCGGTAGCAGCTTCAGTTGCGCGTTGAACTTCTTTTGGCTCGCCGTCAGGTCAGGCAGGATCGCGGAAAGCTGGTGGAAGGCCAGGATGATGGGTGCCAGCAGGAAGGCGACCGCAGCGATAGAACCGCCCAAGCCGACGATCAGCGCACCGGCCAGAGCATCCACCAGTGGAATGGCGGCGAAGATCAACGCCACGATCACATCAAGCAGCGCGGCCATGGTGGCGAGCCCGGGCAGACCGGAGGCGACCAGTTTCCCGAACGAGTTGGTCCAGGACTGGATGCCAGTGGTGGCGTTCGTGAACAGCGACGAGAAGTAGCCGGACACTCGCTTGACGGTGGTGCTGGTGTCGTTCTCGAAGTCCCGCAGGCCAGAGCGAAGCCCTCGTCCTAGCCGGGACCCGGTGCCTCTGCTTTCGCTGGTTACCTTGCTGGAGAAGGTCCGGAAGTCCTTGAGCGCGGTGTCGAAGCCTTTTGACGCCTCGGATTCGAAGCTTTTCGAATAGGTCTTGCCGTGCTTGGCACCGGCCGTGCCCATTTGCTTATCGGCAGCCGCAAGATACTTATCTAGGTCTTTGCGTAGTTCTTTGCCAAAAGGCGAAGTATCGGCATGTACCTCGATATAAGCGCGACCCAGGGATGCCATGAGTAGATCATACGAGCAAACTGCACAAACTAGCCCATTGCCATCGCCGCAAAGAAAGCCTTGTTCTCTTCTTCCTCATCCAGTTCCTCTTCGAAACCGGGAGGTGGTGTTGTCAGCGCACCGACGAAATTGGCGTGGCTTTTCGGATCGGAATTGTCGAGGACGAGGCGCAGCATTCCGAGCATGTATGCGGCGAGAGTGAAGTTCTTCGGCACCGATAGCGGGGACAGCATCATCCGGCCACCAAAGAAGTCCCAGCTATTCTTTACGACACTGAACAAACCCAGGGTGATGTACCATTTCCAGCCGCTGACCAGGTCCAGGAATTCGAGTGTGGTCCTCTGGAATTCCTCCTGGGTGATGTTGCCCCGGAGTAGCTGAAGCTCCACCCAGTTCTGGTCTGCCTTTTCGAGCAGGCCAGGCATGATCGCATTCCAGTCGATTACTTCGGCCATGAACAGGTCAACCCACCATTCTGCGGTGGGAACCTCGATAGTGAAGTCACGGTCGCCCAGCCGCAGGATGACCGGCGCCCGCGAGAATGTTGCTAGTGGGTCTGTCCGGATGGGTGCTGGCTGGGCGTAGGACTCACTTGCGGGTTGTGGCGCGGCGCGCGGCACGGTTCGGCGCCTGCGGGGTCAGGTCGAACGCCTTCAGCATCGGCTCCAGGTCAGGGAACGACGCCAGCGAGCCGTCCATGATCTTCGACTCCAGCCAGGTTCGGTCCCCGATGTCAACCACGAGACCGTCCATGACATCCAGGAACATGCCGATCGCATCGACGGCGGTACGCACCTGGCGCAGGTCGAGTTTGCCATCGGGGCCAGCTTCGTCTGCGGTGTCCAGGGCCCGGAAGATTGCCCGGCCCATCACGGCAGCCTGAAGTGGGGTGGGAGCCTTCAGTTCGATGTCGCGGCCAAGAATGGTCACGATCTTGTTCTCAGCTACCGGTTCCGTCATGTTTGCCAGCTTATCCCAACTATGGACCGATACGGTAAGAAACTGCCTTCCAGCCCTTGGCCCGTGCGATCCGCTTCATCGGTGTCGTCAAGAACCGGTTCGGTTTCACGCCCGGATGGGTCAAGTGTGGCAGGACCACCCAGCGTCCCATCTTCTCCCAGAAGAACGACATCGGCCCGGGCGCGGTCTTCGGCTCACGGTGCGGCGGAGTGCCCTCGTGCTGCCAGAAAGCCACCACAGACGAGTATCCGACGACGGCGGTGTAGCCTGAGCCGTTCTCCTGGTAGTCGATGTAGGAACTGGCCACCATGGCGCCGGTCTTCTTAGGCGCTTCAGCTACCGACGCTAGCCGGATCTCCTTCGCCAGTGGGCGCACCAGATCCCGACCGGCTTTCGACTTTGTTTTGTCGACCTGTGCGGCGTTGAGAATTAACCTGGCCACTATCGGTCTCTTCCTCCCGAGTCTCCACCCCGGAGCCGATAGTGGCCAGGAGCACCATGTAGCCGTTATCCAACCACGGCTGAACCACGGACTGCTTGGCCACGAACTGGTCCCCAAGGTTCCAATCATTGTGGGCTGTGTTGACCCGTACCAGAACCTCCGGGTCTTCCTTCTCAGTCAATTCGAGCTCCCAAGCAATCTTCGTCCGGGCATTCGATTGTTGCCGTGAATTGAAGCCTAGACCCGAGGCAGGCGCCTTGCACTTCCCACGGCTGCCAGTCGTTGTAGACGATCGACCAGGTTTGGTGGTTCTGGGCGAACGCGTTGCGAATGCAGCACAGCGCCGAGTTGAGGGTGTCGAAGTCCTTCAGAAGCTGGATGTAGGCGGCGTTCCAGGCATCATCCTGAACCGGGAAGTCAATGTTTCCGACCTCGGCGCAGCGAAAGATTGACAGTTCCATCTCGGCGCCCAAAGAATCCATGCCGCACGGGGAGATCGGCGTTCCCAAGGGTTCCTGCCGGGTTGGTTCCTCCGGTGCCATGACCCGCATGACCCGCAGGTAGGCGTAGCCCTCGCAGCACATGTCCTGGAATTGGGCCATGTCCGGTTCGATCTGGATGCCGGGGCGCATCACCACGTGCCCGATCTGATTCTTCGGTGCGGCGGCAATATTGGCGGCTGTGATGGCGTCCTGGAGGCAGACGAAGGAGACCGCGACGAAGTCGCTGAGGCTGCTCACGGTGCACTCCAGGTGGTGGTCCGGTTGACCGGCGAGTCAGGTGAGTAGACCGCTGGCGGGGACTTCAGCCCGAACGGGTTGTACGACTTGATCAACTGGTCGAGGATGGTGATACCAGTCAAACCGTCAGCCATCATCTCCGACGGATCAACCGCGTGAAGCGACACGTTCTGCCGGACAATCGACTGGACCCGGAACGGAAGCTGGCAGTCAGACGACGCGCACGCCTTCGCATACTGGGAAGCCAGCAGGCCGGTCCCGTACAGCAGCGCCGGAGGCACCGGCACACCCTTGGTGAACGTGACCGTCAGGGTGTTGTTGTCCCCGGCGTCCAGGTTGTAGTTCTGCTGCCACGGCCACGTGTTCACGGTGCCACCGGAAAGCGAGGTACGCACCAGCCACATGTGGTCGTCTACCCGGTACGTTGCCGGGTCGACAACACTACCGTTCTCGACAACCGAAACAATTGTTGAGACTGGGCCCGGGAGCCAGATCTGGTTGTCTGGTACGCACTCGCACCAGCCCCACCCATTAGCCATGCAGCCACAGCCAGGGAAGAAACCGTTAAACAGCAGTGGTCCCCACCCCCATCCGGAGGCGTAGAAACCCCACCACCAGCCGCCCCACCAGGCATTACCATCCCACTTCCCGCACGGTCGCACCGTCAGTTCACACTCACCGAACTGGCGACCGGTGGCAGCCCACACGACAGCGCTAGCAGTGGTGATAGCGAACTGCTGGACCTCTGGAGAGTACGTGCTCCACTCGGCATCGCAAGTGGCTGGTTCCACATCCCAGCCACATGGTGCGCCCGGCACCGGAGTTGTCATCAGATCACCTCTTTCATGATGATAAAGCCCGATAGCCCTTAAGTAGGACTACCGGGCTCAATCATTGGCCGGGCTTACGGGAACGTCACGGTGCCCTTCCACGGCGGGCCGGAGCCTTCAGTGGTCGGGTTGTACGTCACGTTGAAGGTGCCAGATCCGGAGTACGTGTGCGTGGTCGTGGTACCAGTGGTCACCGTGGTGTCCGCCGTACCGTCGCCCCAGTTGATGATCGCCGGGAGGTGAGCATTCGGGGACGGGAACGTCAGAGTCGCCACCTGGCCCACCTTGGTGATCGTCGCCAGGCTCAGCGAAGACGGCTGGCCACCACACAGGCTGGTCGAAGGCGGAGCCAAGTACGCCAACTCCCAGATCCGGTGGTCCTGGCTGCCGACTGCGCTGAACAGACCCTGCGGCTGGCCGGTGGTCAGAGTCGCAGCCTGCGACACCTGAACGTTGTACGGGCCGGTACCCCACGGGCTGTTGTTGTTGGTGCGGCACTTGATCGTCATGATGATGTTCGAGTTGCCCCAGGTCACATCATCGACGTAGCCCTCGATGCACCACGGGTACAGCACGTAGCCGTACTGCGGGCCGGTCGAACAGTTCGTCTTGTTGGTGAGCCGGGTCCAGCCCTCCAGGGCGAAGTTGTTCAGCGCCGCAGAGCCCACCCGGGACCGGAAACCGATCGTGTTGGGTGTGGTGGCATCGTCGGTCAGAAGAGGCTCGCCGGTCATGGCGTTGACCATTTCCGGGTCGTAGGTGCAAAGCTGAATCTCCAGTTCCTTGTACTTCAGGACTGGAGGGTTCGATGCCTGGACACAGAACGTGCCGTCACCATTCTTCTGGAAGAACTCTTCCCGATCTTCGAAGTTGTTCGTTTCGGCAATCTGAATGATGCCGGACGTGACATACATCGAAGTAGCGGTAGTCTGCGGGACCCCGCAGGAATCAAGCAGCGTCATCCGAACAAACGGGAGCTTGAACGGAGTCGCGCAGATCGCCGTCATGGTGGACTATCCCTCCGTCTGGATCTTGCGAGGACGGCCCCGCTTTTTGGGAGCAGGGGCTTCGTCAGTGCTGGTGTCCTCGCCGTCATCGGACTCGTCGGACTCGTCGGGCTCCTGAACATCCTCATCCGGTTCCAGTTCGGCCTTGCCGACCTTGCCAGAAGTCAGATACTCCAGGTAAAGCTGCTCCAGCCCGTCCGGAACGATGAACGCCATACCGTTGTCGGTATTGGTTGCAACATCCCTAGGGGTGAAAACATCCGGGTTGGCGTCGACCAGGTCCAGGAGGGCACCGGCAACTTCAGCCATTGTTTGGTTCTCAAGAATCTCAATACGGGCCATGGGGACAATCCTCTCCTATCAGGCGTACGCCAGCGTAGTGTCCGTACCCGCCACGAACTCGTCGATACTCGCGACGTAGAAACGCTCAGCCAGACCGTTCCACTGGTTCAAAGCCCTGTCGATGGTTTCCCCCAGGTCCGGGATGAGGGCCGTTGGCTCGCGCCACAACCCCATCTGACCGGTGATGTAGAACGTGGTGTGACCGGCAGCCGGAGCCGAACCGTTAGGCAGGTTCCCGGAGTAGTTGCCGATGGACACCATGGTCCCGATCGGCGTACGCCAGATCCCGTCCGGGCCCTTCGAGATCACGTTCACCTGGTGCAACCAGACGGCAGCGACAGCCGGGATGTGAAGGACACCAGGCTTGCCGTACGCCTGCGTCTGGTACAACCAGCCCTCCAGGGCGGAGATCGCCGCGATCACATTCGATGAAGCGGCCAGCGTCACCGCTGAAGCGTTGTTCGCCAAACCCAGGTTCAGGCCGTTCGCCGAGTTGGAGAACGCCAGTTCCACGGCGCCCTGCTCAGCAACCCGGGCCCGTTCTTCCAGATAGGCGCGGATCTCATCCATCGTGTGACCGACGAGGCCACAGGACAGCGACGTGTAGATCAGAAACGGGTTCGCCACTACTGTGGCCGGGCCACCATCAAATGTTTTGGTGGCGCCCGGCGCACAGGTCACGTCGTAGGAGCGGGAACCAAAGTTCTCGGCAATCTGATATTCGAGACCGCCAAGCCGCGCCTGATCAGGAAGGGCCCGTGGCGGTACCACAGAGAAAAGCCCATACCGGATCTCGGCACCCTCGTTGGGCGCCGGGATCAGTAGTGGACCGGTGATGATAGCCACGGGTGCCCCTTAGAAAACGATGGCGGTTGTCTGGCAGGTCGCGGTAGCCACCGTGATGGCGATACCGGCCGCTGCCTTGATCCCGCCGATGCTGGTGAAGTCCACGACACCGTTGAACGCGGCGGCAAAAGTCGCCTGGTACAAAATGTTGCCGGTCGCCGTTCCAGCGTTGTTGTCCCACAGGGTCAACACACTGGTAGCAGCAGCGTTCAAAGCAAGCGCCTGGATGGTGCAAGGGTTGGCAGTCAGCGACGTAGCCGCAGTGGTGCCACCCGTGTAGCTCTTAGCAACAGCCATTTGAGTGCCCCTCCTTAGCTGACGTAGACGCTGCCCGCTGCGCCAACCGCAGCAGAAGCATTGACGGTGATCCCGTTCAGCGCCTTGACGGGCGGGACCGTGATGGTGCCCTTGGTCGCCGCCGCGAGGGTTAGCTGAAGCAGGATGGTGCCGGTGTTGGTGGTCGCGTTGTCATAGACAGTCACGACGGTGCCACCGGTGGTGTTGTTGTAGTTGATGCCGTTGAACGTGCACGCCTGCGCTTCGATAACGACGTTGCCGCTGGCGCCGGTCCAAGGCTTGACAGTTGCAGCCATTGCCTTTTCCTCTCTCAGGTCCTGGTTAACCCTGGTAGGGGCCCCCGGAGGGGCCCCATTCCATTACGGGGTAACGCAGTCCACCTGGCTCGGCGCGGTCGTCGAACCGCTCGGGCAGGTCGGAACTGTGTAGACACGGGAGACCGGGCACATCTGGAGAACCGCCCAGCCATCCTCAGCGAAAAGCTGAGTCATGACGTTGACCGGAAGACCGATCGTGGCGTTCGTGTCGTAGATCGCGTTCAGAGTGATCACGTCTTGGACAGCGGTAACCCAGGTGCCGGTCGGGTAGACCAGGAACTGCGTGGTGACCGGGAGCGCCTGGATGGCAGTCGCGTTACCGGGCAGGCCAGCGGTCGCGCTGGTGAAGGCGTCCTGCCAGTCGTAAACGAACTGGACGTTGGCGCCGCGCATCGCGAACCATGCGTCGATCTGGGCGTCAGAGGCGCTGATGCCAACCACGTCGTAGCCGGTACGACGCGACAGGTCAGCACGGAACTGGGCCCGGACCCAGAACGGCAGGACAACCTCAAGGGTGGCGTTGCGCGCCAGGCGCAGGCGGTACTTGAGGTCGACGATCGCCATCTCAACCGCCGAAAGCAGGTTGGAGGTGACGGTGCCGTCCGAGACGAACGGGTCGGTGTTCAGGATGACACCAGTGGAGCCCGCGACGATCGCCTGAATCCGCAGCGCGTTCATCTGGTGCGCGTGGACTGCCATGGCACCTTCCATGAAGGTGCGCACGAACTCCGGGTAGGCGCGGTTCGTCAGGATCGGGGAGGTGATCCACAGACCGGTCACACCCAGGCGGGTGTCGACGAAGGTCGGGCAGGCCACCTGGATCGAGTCCTTCACCGGGGAACCGGTCGAGACCTGAGCCTCGGTACGGTTCCAGAAACCGGTGACACCGTTGGCCGAGCCGAGGATGTTGCCGCCACCGTAGATGGTCGACCAGTCCAGGCCGGTGTTGTGCCGGACACCACCACGTGGGGCCTGCACCTCGGGGCCGTCGTAGATACCGTCGACCACGGTCTGGAAGCAGGTGTCGTAGACGGTGACGGACGGGGCACACCAGCCACCGGCCGCTGTCAGGGCGTCGATCTCATCGGCCTGGCCACCCTTGGCGACGTGGGCGTCAACGATCTTCTTGACCTCGGCACGCTTGGAGGCGCGCAGCGAGCCACCCTGAAGCTTGGTCTCGTCGGAGGCCGCCAGAAGGGTCTTCTGGTCGTACTCGTCGGAGGCGCCGTAGACCTTCAGGTGCTCCGGGTAGTTACGACGGATCGTCGCAATGTTCCGGGAGACCGAAACGTTCTGGCCACGGGCACCCATCGCCTCGAACGCGCCGGACATGGACATGAACGCCTCAGTGAAGGTGTCCATATCGATCGGCTCGTTGATGCGGACGCCGGGGATGTCACCGGAGGCAACCAGGGTCGCCATCGGGCGAGGCTCTGTGGTGGCCGGAGCGGTGGTCGGGGCCGGAGCGGTGGCAGCAACTTCGCCAATGCTCGGCGCGGGCGGAGCCGTCTCTGTGGTCTCGCCGGAGGCGGTGACGGGCTCGGTGGCCTCGGCAGCCGGGGCACTCTCGCTACCTTCGGCCGCAGCCGGAACGGTGGTGGCGGAAGCGAATCGGGCAGCGCGGTCAGTCCGGGCCTGGATCTCGTCAGAGACGGAAGTGTCGAAGGCGCGGTAGCTTTCCAGTTCCGCGAGCTCATCGTCGGAGATCGTCTCAGCAGTCACGGAGGCAACCAGTTCGGTGATGGCCTGGTTGTTCTCGTCCCGAACGCCCTTCAGGGCAACCTCTGTGTAGCGGGTGAGGTCCGGGTGCTGGGAGACGTCAAACTTCTTACGCGACATCTCATGAACCTTTCGAATGGATTGGTTGTCTCATCCGATCCGGCTCACAGCCCAGCGACCAGCTTGTCCTCTCAGCACCCGGCTCGCAGCACAGCGGTGATCAAGTTAGGGGGATGTTAGCACCTATTTACTGCTTTGGGCGAGTACGCCCAGTTGCACCGAAACGCTTGAAAGCCTCCACCTTTGCGGCGAAATGTCCCTGCACTTCGGTCACAACGTTTCCGGACGGGTCCAGCACCTCGTAAAACTGGTTGTCGGTGGCACCTTTACCGCACGAACTACACGCCATCTCTAGCCCCTTCCTAATGTGAGTAGTGCCAGGTGCCGCCTGCGCGGTCCCTGTCGTACTTGACTTCCTGGTTGAAGAAAACTCCGGTCGGGTTCAGCACCGCGAGGCTGACCACCTCGTGCTCATCGTCGCTCACGTACGGCTTCAGGATCTCGGTGACGATAGCTGCCCTGCACTCCTTGCCGTACTCGCCACCCGGCGTGCCGTAGCTGGTGTAGTGCATTGCCATACCGATAAACGCGGTCATCAGCCCTCCAGAGCCTTCTTGATCCGGTCGCTCCGAACTGGCATGTTCAGTAGCAGGTCCAGGCGAGCCGCCCGCTTGATCTGCGGGTCGACATCATCATCCGACTCTGCCACCGGGGTCGAAGACTGCGGGGTGTGCACGATCGTGCCACCACCCATGCCTTCCAGGTAGACGGTTTCGGCAGTGTTCTCGTGGAGCACGCCCGCAGCCTGAAGGGCCACCACTTCCTCGCCGTCCAGGGTGAACATCGGCTTGATCTGGAAGCCGGGACGGTTCACGTGCAGGGCCGCTACAAGAGATAGGTGACCGTCCACGGTCCGCCAGTCCCCAGAGAGCGGGCTGCGCCGCATGAGAGCTCCGGTGGCGGGAATGTCCACTTCTGGTACGAGAGCACCGGCGACCCAGATGCCGAACTGATCTTCACCTGCGCGTACCACTGCCACCTGACTGCCCGTGTCGTCGTAGTGCGACTTAGTTGCACCCGCAGAGAGCGAGAGGGGGGCGTGTCCGGTGTTAGCAGTGAGGTTTCCGACATCGAGAACATCGCCTTCCTGGGTAACGATGGTGCCGACGTGGAAGTCGGCGTAGTCGTTGTGGGAGTGCGGCGCCATAATGCACTTGCCCTGGATGCCCAGGTGGCAGGTGGTCCAGTCTGCGAGGTGACCGAACACCCGGCCCGACTCGTCCACGGTGACCTTGGTCTTGCCCTGAAGCTTCGGGTCCTCGAACCAGGTGGCCGGAGGCGCCAGCGGAGCACCAGCAGCAGTCATCGACGAGTCGCCCTCCTTGAACCGCTTCTGGAGACCGGCGACAACACTGGAGATCCGGGCCTTGTCAGCGTCGGGGATGTCGACACCACCACGACCACCGGCCAGGACCGAGGCGACCGCGTTGACGGCCCGGGGGATGATCGTGAGTTTGCCGTCGATGACGGTAGCGATCGGCAGCTTGAAATCTGCGGTCGACTTCGGGCTGTTCGCGTGCCACAGGAAGCCCTGGCCGTACTTCTGCCACGACGGGTTGTCCCCGTTGATCCCGGCTCGCTCGCCCAAAGCCTTCTTGGCTGCGCCACCGTCCCACGCGGTGTCCGGCGAAGCCATCGGCATGGAAGCCCAGCCACCACCGTTCACGGCAGCGGTCAGGGTCTCGTCTTCTGGCATTTCAACCTCCATACGTGGTGCTGTGGTCCGCGTAGGTGCCCGGTTCCACGGGGCATCAATGTGAACCCCAAGAGCATTAGACACCTTTACGTAGATTCGGGTAAAGACGGCCTTTAGTGCGGTTCGCTCGGCATCGCTGAGCATCGGGAGACCGCCGTGGCCACCCTGAAGTAGCGCGGCACCGTGGTAAACGGCGGAGTAATACATGACGGGCTGATCGTCAACGATGTCGGCAATCGGTAGCCGGTATGAGCTAAGGTCTCGCGGGTCCCCGTGGGGGTCTTTCCACATGAAGATGTTGGACAGCTTCTTCGGGTCGCCGTTAGCCCACGCAAAGATCCGTTGCAGGGCGGAGTCTGCGGACCATTTGGCTGCCCGGGGTGCGACTGGCATGTTCTCCCAGCCATGCGCCACGACAGTGAACTCAGCGGAAGCGACGATTCCATAGGTTTCTTCGTCACCCAGATCCAGCCCATTGAACTCCGAATCCAGATCGTCTTCGTCGCTGTTCCAGATCAGCATCCGCTGACCGGCGTAGGCCGGGACCGGCACTGCGGTGGCGCCACCCATGTGGTACTTGGTGAACACCATGTTGGCGACCTTGGCGATCGGGCTGCCAGCGTCATCGAACTCGGGCTCGGTCTCGTCGGTGTCGTCAACTTCCATCTCGACCGGACCACCGGGGTCCATGCTCAGACCGAGCACGCCGCCTTGGGCCAGGTGCGCCATGGTGTGCGACTGCGGGACCACGTCGGAGGGGAAGATGTCTCCCCACGCGACGGCACCATCGGCGTTGACATCGACACCGGTGATCCGGCCGACGACAACGGAGTCACCGTGTGGGCGTCCCGTGTTCGACTTCTCCGACCAGCGCAGCGGCATCGGAAGGTCTCGGTGGCTGAACCCGTCCAGGTTGATGCGACGGCTGCCGGACATGTCGCTGGAAGACCCGTTCACGTCGAAGAGTGGAGCCATCCAGTGCATGATCTGGCTGGTGTCCAGGTTGCTGGGCGCTGAGGCGACGAGGTAGCCCTCGGGGTCGATGCCGGAGGCGAGCAGTTCGAGCAGTTCGTGGTGGCTTCGTCCGCCGTCTTCCTGTCCAGGCCACACTCCGAGCGCGCGGTGGTGCAGGTTTGCACAGAGCCCCTTCGGGTTCTTGGGGAAATACTTTGACAATAAAGCGGTGCATCGATTAAAATCTCCTGGAACTCCCCAAGAGATTTTCGCCGCACCGGGGCCCTTTGTCCAGTAGCGAAAGAGTTTACGAGCCTTGAAATCTCCGACCGCGCCCTCAGACATCGACAGCACCTCCGTTCAAAACTTTGCCCCAGCGGTTTGTCACTTCGACGACTCCGATTGCGTATCGGGACGACTGCGCAAGGGCATGTGCGAGCGCCATTACCGCAGGGTTCTCAAATCCGGTCGTAACGTCGTCCAGGTTCGCCGTTATACCGATGAAGAAATGATGAATCGTTACGCTGTCACCGCTAGCGGATGCTGGCTGTGGACCGGTTCCTACTTCCCCAACGGATACGGGACCACCGGCCGGAAGGTAAAAGGCACCACACTCGCGCATCGTGCGTCGTATCTCTGGCGAGTCGGTCCAATCCCCCGGGGCCTCGACCTTGATCACGTTTGCCGAATGCGAGGTTGTATCAACCCCCAGCATCTTGAGCCATGCACGCGGAGCGAAAATTTGATGCGGGGAAATGGTTCCTACATACGACGCACCAAGTGCCGAAAGGGCCTCCACGACATCACCGATCCGGACAATGTCTACATTGAGCCGAGTAACGGGACGAGGCGCTGCAAAGAATGCTGGCGAATCAGTTACCGCAAGGCTGATCAGCGTCGTCACAGTCACTAGATCAGCCTCTCCCGCTCCAGGTAATCGAGCATGCCCTCGTAATTGTGGGTGTGTCCCGAAACCAATTGGTTAATGCAATATGTGGCAACAGCGGCCTTCACCTGGTTGGCATTAACGCCGTATTCCTCCAGGCAATCCAGGTGCCTCATGCTGCCCGCGATAAGGCTACGGGCATGCTCGACATCGGTCACCGGAATCACCGTGTGCAGTTCTTCCTTCGGAACGCTGGAGAATTTGCCACGGTAAGAATGGGTGAGCAGTTTCCCGCCCGCCACTTCGAATGCACGCAGCGCGGCCTGTTCGCAGACGCGTCCCAGGAAGTCCTGCGGTGCCGCCGAGGCCATAAGGGTTCGTTTCGGAACCTGGGTGGGTGCGCCGGGGGCAACAGACTTGGCCGGAATCGGTGGCAGGCTCGCCGGAACCTGACCGTTGCGCGGCGGCGGTGGAGGCGGTGGTGGGCCAGCGTTCGCCAACTCCGGATTGACTGCCTCGGCAGCCTTCGCCGCGTCCTCGTTGATCTTCTTGATGGACGTGATGAAGTAGTCGGGCAGGTTGGCCATGCGGCAGAAGTCCGGGTTCTGGAGCAGCAGCGGGTCTTGCATGGCAATCTGCCGGGCCCACTTCCAGTCTTTCTCTTCGTCGGACTGGGCGTCTGACAGCTTGTAGTCACCGGCCAGGAGAACGGACTCGTCAGAGGCGATACCGGCAGCGTTCAGGTTCAGGGTGTCCTGGAGGCGCTGTGGCCGCACCGTCAGGGCTGAGGTGTCGAAGGTGAGGATGTACTTCTTCGGGTCCAAGCCCATCGCAACCAGGGCGGGAATGAAGTACGCCCGGTTAAGCCCGTCGCAGATCCGGTTCATCAGCGGTTCGATGACCGACTTGATGGTGGATTCGTCTACGTGCCAGGCCGACCAGTGGTTGGCGTCGGACATGCCGGTGAGCGCTTCGGCGGGGGTGTCCATGCCCCAACTGAGACGCTTGAGGGCTTCGTCGCGGAGGTCTTTGGCCTGGCTGGATAGTTCGCTGGAGAACTGGATCGGCGCTTTGATCTTGTCAAAGATTTCATCCTTGAACTTGATCATCGTCGGGACCAGGGCGGCAGCCGAACCGTCACCCTTCAGCGAAGCAGACATCACCTGGACCATCTGCTTCATGAACGCGGGCACACCATCCGGGACCTGCGCGTCATCGGACGGGAAGTCCAGCGACTCCGGCAGAATCCAGACACCAGCAGACGCCAGACGCGAGTCAAGCTGGGAGAAGACGTAGCGAGTCAGCTTCTCGATCTCAATCAAGATCGGGTAGACCGCACGCGACGGTGAATCCGGGAACATCATCATCCGGGGATGTGGTGTCCAGATCCGGATCAGCAGGTCCCGGCCCTCTTGGAGCTCAATGCGCTGGTCGCCCCAGCCCAGGTAGTAGCCACCCGCGTAGCGGCGCAACTCCACACTGGAAACGATCAGCCACTCGTCAGCGTTGTTGAGCGGGTTAGTACGCCCGATCACCCACACCTCACCGGCCACGGTCAGGTTGATCGCCAGCGACCGGATGCACTCGGCCTTGGCCTCCGGGCCGCCGAGCATGTTGTTCACCAGGTCCGAAACCTGCTGGTTTTCGGTCTGCTGCTGGACCCGGCCCTTGTCGTCTACATCAGCGGCATACAGCTTGACCCGTCCGCAGGCGCCACCCACCCAGTTGACGAGGAAGTGGTATTCGGGAATGCAGTCATAAAGGCGCCACAGTTCTGCCTGCCATGCGGCATCTGTGAATCGGTACGACTGCCAAGCCTGCATTCGAATCGGATAAATGGCGGCGCTGGCCACCATTGCCTTCCCGGGAGATACAACCGGGATGGGTGGCTGACGTTCCTTCTTCCATCCGGCCATTTAGGCGTCTCCCCGAGAAAGCAATCCAACAAGAAACGAACCAGCAAAGATCGCTTCAGTGCACATTAGCCAGCCCGGGTGGTAGTACCAGGTGATCCCGATGACTATTGCCGAGATCCAAAATCCGATACACCACGGGCAGGAGAACAGGGTCTCAACCCATTCCTTGTTCGCCTTAGCCACAATTCGAACACGGAGCGGTTCGGTAATCGAGTCTTTCGTAGCGAGTCTTGTCAAGCGTGCCGATGCCAGGACGGCTAGGGCAAACGCGAAGACAGAGATCATGGCGTAAGGGTAGCGGACAAGTCGGCTTTTATGATAGGAAGCCGGGCTCGGCCTAAAACCCGAAAATGTCCTCCTTGGGAACGTAATCCCATGGAGATACAATTTGAACCCGGGAACGCTCACCTTTGATTAGGTATCGGGCAGCATGGACGTAGGCGTCAAGACGGTCTGGACTCTCTTTACTGTCCCAACCGGTAAACAGGCACAGTTGTTCTTCAAGCTTGTCGAAGCGGTTGAGGTGATGGATTCGCCCCTGCTGAGAACGCATGGCGACTGGCTCACCTCGTGTTCGTTTCCCTTTTCGGGCGTCCACCCGTACCAGTGGCGGGGTGGTACCACCTTCAATTTCACCGAGCCGGATCAGTTCCAGGTAGGCATCCCGGAAGACTTCTGCCATCCAGTTCTTGGCGAGGTTTTCCTCGACTACGAGTACGTCGGCACCCCAGCGAGCCCAAACTCGCCAGCAGTGAAGGGCTGCTTCACGTCCCGCTGCCATGACGGTGGCGTCCTCCAGGACATAAAGATGATCATCACGACTCCGGGCCATAGCGACCACGCCCATCTCGTCACCTTCATCGGTGAGGGATGGGTCAACCCCGACGCACATCGCGACAATGTCGTCGGGTACGTCATCGACCCGGGCATTCTCGATGTCGCTGCGCTTGAACAGCGCCCCGTCCATGACTTCCAGCATCTCCCCGTAAAGCTCCTGGAGGCCAAGATTGGTCCCGGAGTATTTGGACTCAAGCTCCGCGACCACCTGGCTCGAAAGATTGGCTGCGTTGTCGAACGTCGACCCGCGCATGAGAAACACGGTGCCGTCGCTGCGCCCCAGCCACTCCTGGAGAAGCTTGTCCGGCTTCGGGGTAGTAGTGACGAAGACTTTGGGGTGATCGCCTACTAGGTCGGCCCGGAGGGAGGGCATGATGCCTTCGTACCAGGACCCGTAGGCGTTCTTCCACTTGGCCATCTCGTCGAGCCAACCACCGGCCGCGTTGAATCCTCGGCCAACGTCTTCATCGTCAGCGCCGATGCAGTAAATCTTCTGCCCGTCCGGGAACAGCACCATCGGCTTGGGGGATCGGATGTATTTGAAGATGATCTTCTGGCGTTCCATCGACCGCAGAATTCCGGCCGGGCCCTCCATGCAGATGGACCTGGCGTCGCTGAGGGTTTCCGCGATCACCAGCCACTCGGTGGGCACACCATGAGTGTCGTAGGGGTGCTTCTGGATTCGCTCGACGAGCCATTCCCCTCCGGCCCTGGACTTGCCCCAACCTCGCCCGGCCAGGGCCAGCATGATGAAGTGGCCGGTGCCTTCGGGCGGGACCTGGTGTGGCCGCTGGGTCCACCACCATTCACCACGGGCGATTTCTTCGACTACCCAATCCTCCTGGCGTTCCAGCCACGCAAGTTGCTCACCGGGAGACAAAAGGGAAAAGCGTTCCCTTAGCGACATTGTTAGCGGGTCTCGCATGGCTGTCATATGTGCAGTATATGGACCTTTTGGACTTTGCTAGGAACTGTCGCCAGCCCGTGCTAGCGTTCCTTACACAGGTGGCACATCTACATAGAGAGCAGGGGATACATGCCTATTGATATTGGCGAGTTGCACCTGGACTTCATCCGCTCTCCGGGCTACGACGACTTCGACAACTGGACCACGATCGCCCGAAAGGTGATCGCAAGTGGCTGGTTGCAGGAGACGATCGAGCACCTGAACCTGTCCTGGCGCATGACCGCCCGCATGATGGCGGTTGATGTTCCGACTCTGCGCGCCTGGGTGACCGGCAAGCAGACCCCGACGACTCAGAGTCTGGCCAAGATCTACGTTTTCTGGCGGGAAATCGAACGAATCTTCGACCAGTACCCGGAGGAATTCTGGGAGAACATCATGCCGATCCGGCACCTCTGTCGGATTCAGGGCAGGCCGGAGAGCTACGTCCTGAAGGACTGCGAGGACGGCAAACTCCACTGTCATGATCTTGGCCTGCTGGGCGTCTGGGTTGATGCCAGCGAGCAGGAAATGGAGCGGTGGCGCCGGGCGCAGGAGTCCGACCGCAGGAAGGTGAAGTCATGACGGAGATCGTGGTCAGCTACTGCCCCGAGGCGGTTACGGAAGCGTTCCTGAGTGACCTGGTGACCCGGGTCCAGCATGACGGGCACTACTGGGACAGCGCTGTCGGAGAGCGGCGGTACTGTCCGGGCCGGTTGGAAGTCTTCAGCGAGTGGGAGCCGGTCAATGAGTGAGCGAATGGTTGAGATTCCACAGGACACCCTGGACAAGCTGGTAGGTTTGTGGGACTTTGTCTGGGATGGCATGGAAACCCTGGAAACTGATGCCTATAGTGGGAAATTCGTGCTTCTTCCCATTAATGACGATCAGGTTCTAGGTGATCTTGCCGAGGCAATCGACAACGACGAGTGGATCATCAACCTGGTGAAGGAGCGTGACCGTGGCTGAATGCCTCGCCTGTGGTGGACGCCTGGACGACACCCTGGCTCAGGTCAGCCTGGTCCACGCGTCTTGCTTCCGGCCCGTGATCGAGCGGGAACCGGAGAACGAGGCAGCCCGCAAACAGATCCTGGAAGTAGTGAGGTACGCCGATGACAATTCCACCCGATCCCTCCAAAAAACGCTCGGACCCTCCGAAATTGGACACACTTGCGATCGAAGAATTGGTTACGGCCTGGCGGGAATTCGAGAAGTCAATTTCCGCAGCGACCCGTTCGCTGCTATCGCAGGCACAGCACTCCATGGCTGGATGGAACGAGCGATCGAGAAATACCAGCGGGAAGTCCGGGACCTCGGGTGGCAATCCGAACTCGAACTCCACGTAGATGATCTAGTCACTGGTCACACTGATGTCTACGTCGAGCCGGATGTCTGGGACTGGAAGTTCCCGTCTTCGGCGGTACTCAAGGAGTATCGCGAGAACGGTGTCCCGTCTATTTACCAGGTTCAAGGCCAGCTTTACGGATACGGGCACCGGAAGGCCGGACGGCCGGTCCGGGACATCGTACTGATCTTCACACCCCGGGACGGTCGACTACGGGACATGTGGTTCTGGCGGGAACCATACGACCAGGACATTGCCACCCGGGCGCTGGAGCGGATGTACTCGATCGCCTACAAGCTGATCGAGCTCGACATCCATAACCACCCGGAACGCTGGGACCAGATCCCGGCCCTGGCTGAACGCAAAAACTGCTGGTACTGCCCGTTCTTTGTGGAACGGGATGCCGAGTTGAAGGCGGACGGCACGGGCTGCCCTGGCTACAGTGAACCGGCAGCAATAAGAACACAAAAAGCTAAAGAAGCATACGAGAAGCGACTTTACGGAGATAACTGACATGACGTATCCAAATTCGCAACCGCAGGTGATTGGGTACAACCAGGACGGATCGCCCATTTGGGGCTACCCGCCAGGTGTCCCGGCCCAGCCGCAGTACCCGCAGCCGAGTGCTCCGCCAGCACCGCCGCAGTTTGTTCAGCCGCAGTATCCGCAGTACCCGCCGCAGTACCAGAACGGTGGCAACTTCCAGCCGCAGCAGCCGGAGCCGGAGTGGGAGAACGCGCCGGACGACTACTACGAAAGTCTGCGGGGTAGCGACCCGAACGCTCCCAAGATCCCGTTCCTGCGGCCTTACCCGGGTCCGGCAATCCGGGGTCAGAAGCCGCAGATCGGCTACCGGTTCGGTGGTGTGGTGATCTCTGCGGAGACCCGCCAGCAGTCGGAGCAGGTCAACGGTCGCTGGCGCCCCAAGCTGGACAAGGCGAACCGTGCCATGTTCGAGACGGTGCTGACGCTCCAGACTGATGTCCGGGAGGGCCCGGACGACAACGGGGTGCGCAAGTACAGCACCAAGAACTTCCAGGAGCGGCAGCTTATCGGCAAGATCGAAGAGTTGACCGGCCGGAAGCAGAAGCCGATGCCCGGGCTCGCGGTGTTCTTCACCTGCACCGCCTACTTCGATCCGGTCAGCCAGTTCCCGGTGAACCAGTGGATCGTTGAGGCTTACCTTCCGCAGGGTGCCCAGCCCCAACCGCAGGTACCTCCGCAGGCAGTGCAACAGGCTCCGCAGCCACCCGTTCAGGTGGCCCCAGCGGACCCGAACGCGGCGTACTCTCAGGGAACCAGTCTTCTGGATCAGCTTCGTAACCGGCAGGGTCCGCCTCCGGCGCCGATGGCTCCGGATCAGCCGGGCTACTAGCCCTCAGACAGTGTGAGACCCCCGGCAAGAAGGGACAAACTTCGATAACCGGGGGTCTCGCTAACCTCATGAAAGGGCTTTGGCAGTCCCTAGAAAGGTAGGTCCAATGATACAGGGAAATGGTGCAACATCACCAGTTTGGCACCCTGACCAGGCCCAAGAATGGATTGAAACTCTTCACGGTGCCAGCCGTGGACTCGTCAACGTGGTCAACAACGAAGACTGGTCCGGGAAGACGTTCAACATCCGGTCCTGGGAAGAGACCCAGGCCATGCTCGACCACATCGGCTACCTGGATCGACTGAAGGTCAAGGGCATCTATGTTCGATCTACTACCCTCCTTGTCGCTCCGGCGCCGGGCCGTCGTGGACTTGACACAGATTCGGCTAGTCTGCCTGGCCTGTGGGCAGATATTGATCGAGAAGGACCGGGCCACGCAGCGACAGGGCTCCCGAAAGATTTCGCGGCAGCTACTGCGATCATCGAGGCGGCACGCCTCCCAATGCCAACCCGCTGGATTGAATCCGGTGGCGGCTGGTACGCCTGGTGGCTGCTGACTGAGCCGCACCAGTTCGGTGGTGACGTTAGCGACCTGACCGAGATTTCTCGGCTCTGGCACGAAGCCCTTCACAATGGGGCTGCGTCGATCGGACTCAACTATGAGCGCGGCACCCACGACATGGCCCGGGTGCTCCGGATTCCGGGGACGATCAACCGCAAGGTGGAGGATCTACCCCGGCCCTGCCACCTGTTGAACACCGACACTGACGGCCGGATGTTTTCCATGGAGAGCATTCTTGATTCTTTGGCCGGTGCAATCCCGGCGCCGAAAAAGATTGCCCCTGCTGCTCCCACACGCCAATACGTTTCGTCCGGATTGTCCCCATTTGATGACTTTGCTCAGCGAACGTCCTGGGATGACCGTCTCCTTCTCGGTGGTCAAGGCTGGGAGTACAGCCACAGTCGCGGCGACGAGATTTTCTGGGTCCGGCCAGGCAAGAACCGCCACGATGGCCACAGTGCCTCCACCGGGGTCAGGGACGGGCTGGAGGATGGGCTGTGGGTGTTCTCCACTTCCGTCGCGGAGTTTCCGGCGTCCAACATCCACAACCGGGCCTACTCGAAGCCGTACGTCTACTCCGTCTACCACCACAACGGTGACATGAAAGCCGCAGCCCGCAGGCTCAAGGAGCTCGGCTACGGGGACCAGACCACGACGCTGGAGTTTGATGACTCGTGGCGATGGGAGCAACCCGCCCCAAAAGACCAGCCGCCCCAGGCGGCGCCCGGACCGAACCCGTTGGGGGAGGACTTCTGGGACCAGCGGGACTATCTGAAGCACATCAAGCAGGCGGCGCACGCTCAGCAGCGTTCAGCGGAGGCTGTTCTGGGTGTGGTCCTGGCCAGGGTGGCTGCCCTGTGCTCTCATCGACTGCGGGTCCCTGCGATCGTTGGCGCCCCGTCATCACTAACCATTTTCTCCGTGGTGGTGGCACCGTCCGGGGTCGGTAAGTCGACCGCTAACGAGGTGGCGCTGCGCCTGCTGGAGGCGCCGGAGGATTTTGCTGACCAGTTGCCCGTTGGTACGGGCGAGGGCATCGCTGAAGCGTTCTACGGCGAGGAAGAGGTGGAAACTCAGGATGCCCGTGGTGTTACCCGGCACAAGCAGGTCCGCAAGCTCAACCGGCACAACGCGTTTTTCTACCTGGACGAGGGCCAGGTGCTCGGGCAACTCGCACGCCGCGCTGGCTCGACACTGCTCCAGACACTTCGGTCGGCATTTAGTGGCTCTACCTTGGGCCAGTTCAACGCCAGCGCCGAGCGGCGCAGGGTCGTCCCTGGATCGCATTACGCGATGGGCGTGGTCATCGGGGTGCAGGACAACCTCGCCGCTGATCTTCTTAACGATGCCGAGGGTGGTACGCCGCAGCGATGCTTGTGGTTTTCTGCGATCGACCCGTCTGTGCCGGATCTGCCGAACAAGCCGCAGTGGCCGGGTGAACTGAACTGGCACCCTCCGGTGGTCCCGGTCGACGGTGGCGGGATGATCATCGAGCAGATGACGCGGCCTTACTATTTGCATTTCGCTGACGAGATCACCACGGAGATCCAGCTTTCGGACCTGGCGAAGGTCCGTGGCGAGGCTCAGATCGACCAGTTGGACTCGCACATCATGCTGCTCAAGACGAAGGTGGCAGCCCTCCTGGCCATCCTGGACGGCCGGTTGAACGTCAATCTGGAGGACTGGAAGCTGGCCGGTGTGATCGTGGACCGGTCAAACAGCAACCGGACCCGGATCATCGGTGTCATCGAGACAACGAACCGGAAGAAGAGTCTGGACAAGATCAAGGCTCAGGCCGCGCAAGAGCGCGGGGTTGCCGTCCGGCACGAATTTTTTGACACCATGGACGCCAAGCGGAAGATCATCGAGTTGCTTGCTGGCAACAGCGGTGAAATGAACAGCCGGGAGTTGGGGCGAGCCATGCCCTCGCGGCTGAGGCCGATGTACGCCGATGTCTTGGCTCAACTGGCAGCCGAGGGTCAGGTCCAGGTAGTGGAGTCGGAGACCTCGGCTGGCGGATCGGCCAAGAAGACGGTCAAGCTGGTATAGAAAGCAGGGAGCCCCAACCCGGCCTCGCACGCACGGGAAGGGGCTCCGCTTCCTCTCAAAGGTACCGCACCATTTTGTTACTGGCAATGCCTAGCTGTCCGTTTCACCGTTCAAAATCGAGAAGACGCGTTCCTTGCTGATCCGGTAGTGACCGTTGCCGCCCAGAGTCTTGATCACATTGCCGTCACCAAACAGACCCTTCTTGATCCAGTTGATGACTGTGGCCTGATCGACCCGGAACCGCTCCGCCACCTCTCGGGTGGTCAGAAACAACTCTTCCTGCTCAATTTTGTCCTTCATATCCAATTCCTTTCAAAGTCGGATATGAGCAGACTACTCGGCCACTTTCGATTCTTTCGGAGTGCAGGTAAAAAATCCCGCTTCACCCGGAGACGGCGGAACATAATGCGGGCCGAGCTCACCGCAGCCGTTAATGCAAGGCTGAGCCGGAAGCGCAGTAACCCGGACCACTTCAGATGAGGCGTGGACAAACTCGCCACCCCGGGCCGGACCGAGCTCCGGATCATTCAAGATCCAAGAGTCGTCGAACCAGCGGTGGGCATCCTCAGCCAGGTGCTCCAGGTTGCCCTCGAACCAGTCGTCCGGGTCTTCGACCACGACGCTGACCAAATACTTAGTCACGGGAGTGCGCCCGGGCTCGCATCTGGATCTTCTTCTTCGGGTCCACGCCGGTCCGCTGCTTGATGTAGTTGCGGATGTCGGAGAGGCTGTTGTCCGCAGAGAACATCGCCATGATTATGTTGCCGTGCCCCACATCCCCGCCACCGAGCCAGGCGGTTGCCCATTCCTCGATCGGGACATGGATCAAGTCGTCGATTTTGCCGTGCGAGGTAAAGGTCTCTCCGTCATCGTCCCGATCTTTCGGGAACGAGAACTTGCCGCCGCCGTCAAGGAAAGCCTTACCGGCGATGCAACACGAGGTGCCACAGTTGAGCCTGTCGGTGGCCCAGGACTCCTGGTCCCACTCTGACGGCAGCCCGGCCCGGCGCAGAATGTCCTGCGACCATGCCCAGGCGTACAGCCGGATCAACTCTTCTAGTGCTTCCTCTTCCGAGAGCACCGGAAGCAGATGCCTGTGCTCTGCTGGGTAATAAATCGTCATTTCTTCCCCTTCCTTTTGAACCTCCACCACCACGGTGCAGGTTTCAGTTCAACCAGCGCATCAAGGGCCTGGTCGAGCATTCGCTCGTACTCGTTGCGGCGTTCCATCATGTACTGGGCCAGAGCCCACGCCGCCTTGTACTGGTTTTTGTAGAGGCACACCTGGTCTTCGAGCCAGACGATCAGTTCATCGGGGGACATGAGCAGACTGTCGTCGTAGAAGTCGCCGTAGATGAACGCGTCCTTCTCGCCCCGGTCCTCCGGGACCTCGGCGTCCTGTTCCAGGATCTGTTTGGTGACGTGGCGAAGTTGAAGCTCCGGTGGCAGGTCGTCATTCATTCCAGACATCCTCAAGCTTGATTTGGTACGAGTCGCAGTGGAAGTCTCTGCCCGGAGTTTTGATCAAGGTCTTACGGGTGCCATTGGGCCCGGGGTAGGCGGCGATCCGCTCAATCTCGTAGTCGCCCTCGAACTCCCAGGACTCAACGTTCACCGCCGAGCCCACGTTGTACGTGACGGTGATCCTTTTCTTAGGCATCGTCGTCCTGTTTGACCTCGGCCATCTTCTCCTTGACCGCCTGGACCAGCGGCAGGAACTTCTTGAGCTCATCGGGGCAGTGCTCCAGGCAGAACACTCGCACCTCGGTCTCGCCTTCGAACTGGCCACCGATGTGGGGCTTGCCGCCACAAACGCAGCAGACCTCATCGCTGAAGTGGCTATCGCTCATGCGGTCCTCCTGACCGATGATCCGGTTGATCTCCTGGTTGGCTTTGCCCTCGTCGGATTCCTTGATGGCGGAGGTGAATGAGTTGAAATACCACATCGCCTCATCGAAGGTGTAAGCCTCGCGGATCACGTTGAAAGCGACCCGCAGCAGCATCAGCGAGTAATCCAACATGATCATTCGGTTGACGGTGGGGAAACCAAGTTCCTCCCACGCCTCACTGACCACATCGCCCATGCCGTCCCGGGAAACCACACCTTCGGGGGTGTCCTCCAGGGCCATCTGGTGCGCCAGGCGGGTGTGCTCGTAGACCTTTTCGGCCATAGTCTCGGAGCCCAGTTCGATCAGCGCGTTGCCGATCTCGATGCTGAGCTCTCGGTAGCGTTGCTTGTCTTCTTCATCCACGTGGTGCGCCGGGAGTCGAACCCGGATCGGCCTGTCCTCGCACCGTCTTGCTCAGTTCTCGCACTCGTGTAGCCGGGAGTCGTCCAGGGCTTCCTGTTCACTGTCCCGGGAAAGCCCCGCATCACCGCACCGCTGACAGAAGTACCAAAATTCTCCGTCTGACGTTTCGATGATGAGCCCACTCACTTCGGCTGCACCAGCTTCGTCCAGCCACCCTTCGGCTGGGCCGCCTTCTCCAGCTTCCGGCCGTCACGCGCAGCGTTCCAGCAGGAGACCAGATAGTTGTAGGTGTCCGGCGCGTTGAACGACTTACCGGTGGTCCGGAAGTTCGCCTCGGTCCGGTCGCGGAACGCCTTCGCCGGGTCGCCGGGCATCAGGGCCAAGCCCTTGATCACCTGGGACTCGAACCACACGTCCGCGAACTCCTGGTTGATCCGGGCGCAGTAGAAGTACGCCGCACCAACCGCAGCCGGGGACAGGCGCAGGCGGGCCTTGCCAGCCATCGCCGCGATCTCACCGGCACGCACAACATCCGGGTTGGCCTCCAGGAAAGCCAGAGCCTCCTGGTGGGTCGGGGCTTCCGCGTAGGAAAGCATCCCCTTGTCCACTGCGACGATCCGGCTGACCGTGGACGACAGGTAGTTGGCATTCTCCCGGCCCTTGATGACCATCTGGTCGCGCAGGGCGCGGGCGGTGCCGGTGTCGATGGTGTCCTGCACGTTCAGATCCTTCACACCCCAGAAAACGAACAGGAACTGGGAGGTGCCGGAGGTGACGATGGACTCCAGCCGGTGCTGGCCGTCGAGCAGAATGTCCGTGGCGGAGAAGACGATCGTGGCGCCATTGATGGTCCAGAAACCCTTGATCATGTCGCTGGTGTACTTCTCAATGTTGCGCTTACGCTTCGCCCGGTTGCGGGTGTTCAGGTCCAGCCACGACTGAGCGATCTCGGGGGTGACCTCAACGAACCCGTACTCGTAGCCGACCAGATCAACGAAGGTCAGCCCGGACAGTGGCCCCTGGTAGGGGAGCCCGTTAACTTGCGGGGTTGTTGCTGGAAACATAGGTTTGTCCCTTCTTTGTCCCAGTCTTGTTACTGGGAGTCTCGTGCTGTTGCGACGATCAGTGCGGCCAGTTGGAGTGCCAGCACATCGACACCGTTGGGGCCGAAATGCTTGGTCGCTTTCTCTGACAGTTCGAAAGCCAGAGTCAGGTAGGTTTCGTGCTCGCCGCGCTCCGGGAGCTCATCCTGAACCATGGGGACGATCGTCAGGGTGGCGCTGTTGATCTCGTCGATCGACATGTCCGTCAGTTGACGGCGATCCTCATTCACTGGCGTGGTCCACCAGAGCCTGGAGGGCGACGGTCAGCATTGCCGACAGGTAGATGGCGATGCCTTCGTAGTCCAACTGATCCTCATCGTCGGGGACGAAGCCGTGCAGGAGCATCTGAACCGCTTCGACGTTCTCGGCGGTGAACTGCATGACGATCGCGTCGTCACTCCAGTTCTTGGTCCGGAAGTCTTCGATGCCGAGCATCAGGTTGCCGATGATGTTCTTCATCTTGTCGATGTCCTGGCCTACCGAGACCACTTCAGCGTCTCCGCCGAGGTCTTCGACGAACTGTTCCGCGTTGAACTCGGGGATCAGTTCCTGGGCTTTGGCTCGCAGTTCCGGTGGGAGTGTTGCCTTCATGCTGCCTCCATAAATATCCGACAAACGGTTTGTTCTTCTAGGTTTTACCCGGGAACCTGACCTCTGTCAAGTAATCCGGTTAGATCGGCGCGTCTCAGTCTGAGCCTTCAGCAGATCCATAACGATGTCCATCACTGTTTCGGCGTACTCGTGGTCGGTCAGATCGAGATCAGAAACGGCTGTGACCCGCTCCCGAAACCTCTTCTCTTCATCGACATCGCTCATTATTGTCCAGCTTTCTATGGCCAGGAGCGTCACGCTCCGTATTCACTACTGGAATCATACAGACCGCGTAAGTCACCATCAATGGGCCGAACGGATGATCCTAG